ACTGAAGCAAGTGTATTGCTATTTGATTTGGGCACAAAAAGAACGACAGTAAACGAAATATATTTTAACAGCCAAGGATATTTTATAATTCGCGATCAGAAAAGATTGAGATTAGGAAAATTTAAGTAACAAAAAAAGCACTCCGAAGAGTGCTAACAAAAATTTGTAAAATACTATATCTTGTGTTAATTATAACATAAATTTGATAAAAACACAAGATGTAGGGAGAGGAAAATAAAATGAAATATACAATAAACGGATATTCTCAGGAAAAATTACTGAAAAATAATTTGGATTTATCTGACAGTCTGATTTTAAGGGTATTGGCAGATATTTATTCAAGTAATAGCAAAAAGATTGAATATAAAATTATGAACAATGATAAATATATGTGGATTTCTTATGGTTATTTATTTGAACAGATACCAGTTATAGGATCTAAAAGAACACTTGTGAGAAAAATAGATAAACTAATCGAAAAAGGGATATTGAAAAAGGAACTTGTAATATCTAAAAGAGGAATCAAGGGACGATTTTTATATGTTTCTTTTGGAGAAAAATATTTTGAATTAGCAGAATATTCAAATAATGTAAATGAGAAAATAGAAGCGAAGGAAAAAGAAGATAAAGTGAAAAAATCAAATAACAGTTTGTCATCTAAAAATACCAAATGTCAAATTGGCACCGACCAAATGACAAAATGTCATGAACCAAATGACAAATTGACATCATACCAAATGACAAAATGTCATAACAAAGATTCATCTATAGATAATACATCTATAAATAATAATATATTAAATAATATATATAGTTCGGTGATAGATTATTTGAACGAAAAAACAGAACGTACAGGAAAAGATAGATACAGTTCAACATCTATAAAAACAAAAACTCTCATAAAATCAAGGCTAAGAGAAAAATATGAGCTGGAAGACTTTAAAATTGTTATAGACAAGAAGTGTAAAGAATGGCTAGGCACAGATATGGAGAAATATTTACGTCCTGAAACTCTTTTTGGAAACAAGTTTGAGAGTTATTTAAAACAAAAAACAATAACAACTAAAAAGCCAAAATTCCAAAAACAAAATAATGATTTTGCAATAACGGAAGAAGGATTAAAAAAATTTTATGGATATGAATAGGAGAAAAAAATGATGACATCAGACGAATTTAACTTAGGTTTTAATTATTTGGTTGGGCATTTTCCAAACACCAAAAACTTAAAATCAGTATCTTATGCTTATTTTGAAGATTTAAAAGAAGTTTTGACAGGCAAGGAATTTATTGTTGCGATAAAAAAAATAATTCGCAGTGGGAAGTCAGAATTTATTCCTAAGGTGAAAGAAATTATTGATGTAGCAAAAGGAAATGCAAATTTGGAAACTCAAGTAATTCAAGCGAAAAAACTATTAAAACTAGGAATTGCAAAATGTGGAAGAAGTGGCAATACTTGTTTTGAAGATAAAGGAATACATGCAGTAATTGAAGCGGTAGGCTGGCTAAATCTATGTAATATGCCAGATAAAGAAGCAAGCAACTTTTTTGATTTTCAGTTTGAGGGGATTTATAAAGATTTTTACAATAATCCGTATGAAACACAGGATTATTACAGGGGTTCATATCAAGTTTTTGGAAGAGAGAAACCTAAAATGCTGACTTATGAAATGATAGGAGTTAAAAATACTGGAAATATGAATTTTATTCCACTTGAATATAAAAACAATACCGCACAAATTGAAAATAAAACTGATTTGTCGGAACTAAAAAATAAAATGTTGATAGGAGGATAGATGCAAAATCTAAAAAGAGAAAAAGACAGACTAAACATTGAAAACGACAGCTTAAGAGAAGTGAATGCGATACTAAACAGGAAAATGATGGAAATGGCAGAAGAAATAAAACAAAATGGTATTCAGATAGAAGGCAATAACAAAAGAATCAGACAGATTGATAAGATTTTGAAAGTTAAGATGAAAGAAAAATAAATAAAATATATAAAATCAGGAGGAAATAAAATGTTAGGAAATAACGTAGTAGACTATATGATAAACAGCTGTAAAGGAGCATACAATTTAGAAAATGCAAAATTAATTAAAAAGAATGTGGAAGATAAGAAAGTTCAGTTTGTATTTAAAAGAAGTGATTTAAAATTAAATATTGAGTTTGCAAATGATAAGATTTCAGGAATTATATATAATAATTTCTTGACTGATTCACAAAGAGAAAACGTAACAGAATCCGAATATTGCACAAGACTGAATAAAATGCTTGAAATAACAGATATTGATGATATGAATAAACTTGATGAAATTTCAAGAAATATCATCAAAAAAATAAATTCAGAAAAGCTGTTTGGAGAAAATCCAAAGGAATTGCTGTTAAATAGAGAAGATAGGGAAAGATTAGTAAAAATAAAAAGATTTTTTGGAGCAGAGCCACAACTGCTGAAACTTTATGAAGAAATTGAAGAGCTGCAAACAGCATATAGAAATTACAGAAAAACATTTTACAAGGACGAACAAAATCTAATTGAAGAAATAGCCGACTGTTTTGTTGTAGCTTTACAAATCAATAAAGTAAAATTGGTTAAAAATGTTATTAGAGGCTTGATTGATAATACTAAAATCTTTAAAACTGAAATGATTGAAAAAATCATAAGAATGATTAAATTTAAAATCAATCGTACAGTTGAAAGAATTGAAAAAGGGCAATATGGAACATACAAGATTGAATACAAGGCTGATAGAGCTACACAGAAAGCCGTCAGCGAAGAAAAAGAGAGGGAGCCAGTAAATTCTCCAGCGAAATCATTTGGCATTGCAGAGAGCAAAAAACAGAGCCGTGAGGAAAAAGAAAAATCCAGAAAGGAAAACAAGGTTTTTGAATTTGTAAAAAAGAATGAGCCGTATTATTATCAAGCTAGGGACATTCAATTGAATACTAAGATACAGGCTAAGGAATGTACAAGGATTGTTGAAAAATTTATTGATGAGGGAAAAATAACGGTTACAAAAAGAGGTAAGGACGGTGTCTATGGAGCGACACTTACAACTGTTCAGGAAGCTGAGGTTGTTGAATAATGGCGATGAATGCAGGGAAAAAATTTGAAAACGACTTTAAGAATAGCGTTAATACAGATGAAATATTTTTGCACAGATTCAAGGATGGAACAACAGGAACTGTAAATGGACAGATGATCAGATTCAAAAATAAAAACTTATGTGATTTTTTACTTTTCAAGGACGGCTTGCTTGTCCTTGTTGAGTTAAAATCCTTTTTAGGAAAATCAATGCCATTTACAAATATAAAAGATACAGTTGATGAACAGCAAACATTTTTGTACAATTTACGACTTGAGGCAAAGAAAAATAATGTAAAAGCGTATATGATACTTAATTTTAGGGATTTGTCAGAAACTTATGCAATAGATATTCATAATTTTGATGAGTTTTACAAAATGACGAATAAGAAAAGCATCAATATAGATGAAGTGAGGCAATTAGGAAAGCAATTGTTTCAGCAAAAGAAAAGAACAAACTACAGATACGAAATTAGCGACTTGTTCAATTAGGAGGAATAATGGGTAAAAGATTAGCAAAAAATAGAGTTAGAAGTATTTTAGAAGAATATCCAGAAACACGGAATGCTGAAAATCCCGACACATATGTTATGTGCTTAATATTGGTTGAGGATGGGATAATAACGCAGGATCAGGCGGCAAAGATATATGATGGATATTCAATTAACAACATAGTTAAAAGTCGCCAGAAAATCCAAAATTCAGACAAGGAATATGAGCCAAACGAGGAAACTAAAAAGAAAAGGTTTGTAGGATATATGAATTTTAGGCATGCTTGGCGGAAAGGAAACTTAGATGTCTAAAAGAATGTCAAGGGAAAATCAGAGATTGATATATTGGTTTATAGACTGCTACGCCTATCATTTGAAAGGAGTAGATATAAATTGGCAGACTAGCAAGCAAAAGCCTGCCATTTCCGATTATTTTTTATACAAAGCAAAGGAAGACTTGAAAAAACTTTACATTAAGCACAGCGGCAAGAATATAAAGGGATATGATCCTTTCAGGAACATGGAAAGCAAGCTGAAAGACAGAATCGGAGATATAATTGACAAGAATTACACGAAAGAAAGTAAAATCAATATAATCACGAACGATTTAATGGATTTTGTAACTGATGAGATTCAAATGTTGTTTATCAAATTGAATGATACTTTTAGCTTGGCACTTAAATTAATGAGTAATACCGAAGCTGTGGCATTTACCAATTTCCTGTTTGACTATTTTTTGCAGAATGATATAGCAATGTGGGAAGAAATGCAAACACTATATAAACAGCAGAATGAAGGAAAATATATTTATGCAAAGTTGAAATATAAACGTTGTGCGGTATGTAATAGAACTCCAGTTGACTTTGAACATTGGCAGTCGGCTGGAAGCTTGGGAGGTTATGCGAATGATAGAGGACAGGGAAGATATATTTCGCTTTGTAGACAACACCATACCGAAAAGCACGATATTGGAGTGGAAGCATTTGAAAGAAAGTATGATGTGAGAGGTATTTATTTGAATGATGAACAAATAAAAGAACTGAAGAAGATTTATAAAAATCATTTTAAGGCATTTAAGGAGGAGATATGAAAATAAGGATAAATGGAAAAGATGTAAAACATTCTAATGGAGTGTTGGGAAACAACATTGTAGTTACAGGAAACAACAATGTTATAGTTAATGGAAAATCAATATGTAATCTTAACAATCTGCCTGGCAAAGAAATCAAAGTAGAAATCATAGGTGATGTAAAAAGGTTGGAAACTGCAAATGGAAACATAAAAGTTTCTGGGAATGTTGATAAAGTTAAAACAGTAAATGGAGATGTTGAGGTTGGAGGAAGTATAGAAAAAGTGAAGACTGTAAACGGAGATATTATTTATAAAAAGAAATAGGAGAAATCAAAATGGAAAAAATATTATTAGGAATTGCAATATTAGGATTGTTAGGAAGTTGTAATAATAAAAAATTGATTTCAGATTGTGAAAATTATAAAGTTGCAGATAAATACGAAAGAAAAGAAACTTTTATAACAAATCAATATGCTGGGAAAATAAATAGTAGTCCCTTGTACATTCCAGTAGCACAAACATCTGTATATTATTATATAACTTTCGAAAATAACAACACTTATTCAATCGGACAATCAAAATATAGATTAGTGAATGTTGGAGAAAAAATTAAAGAATGTAAATTTTAGGAGGATTAAAATGCTTGAAATAATAACAAGAATTTTAAGTGTGGCAGTTACAATATTTTTAGTTTTCTTTTTAGTTAGATACTTGTATGCCTTAGTTGAAAAAGTGAAAAAGAATCTTAAAAATACAACTAGAATTAATCATATAATTTACAATGTGATATATTTTTTAGTATTTTGGTTTTTAAGTATTATGTTAATTTATGCAACAATAAATTTGATTGTATTTTTTGCGATTAGAGTGTAAATATTCAGAAAGGAAAAATAGAAATAAATGAACGAAAAAGATATAGACAGAATAGCAGATAAAATAATAGAAAAAATGAAAACTGACAGAGAAATAAAAACAGAGAAACAGCTAACCCCTTTTCAAAAGACAGAAAAATTATTATCAGAACTGTCACTACTGAAAGGTGCTATTGATTCCAAAAATATGCTTATAGAGGATTTGAAGAAAGAAGGAATATCAATTCAGAAAAGAGAAACAGGAGTTAATGTGCAGGCTAGTAAAGTATATTTATCCGAACTGGAAAAGGTTGAAAATAAAATAGAAAAATTAGAAGAAGAGATTGCAAGAATAGAAAATGTTGTTAATATGGTTGAAAGGGCTTTAGACACAATTAGGAATGATAAGTATTACAAGATAATTGAGATGAAGTATTTTGATGATATGACATTTGAGCATATATCTGAAAAATTAAATATAAGTGTTATAACAGCAAAGAGATACAAAAATAAAATGATTAGGCAGTTGCAGCTAGTTATATTTTCGGATGATGTGATAAAAAATATATTAAATTGAAAAATGATACTTTTTTGATATTGTATATAATTTTTAATATGTTATAATATGTCAAGATGAAAGAGTATGAGTTAAGTACTTGACATTGAATCCTTGATTTTATATAAGGACAAGACAGTTTAAAAGCTGTCTTTTTTTGTTGCAAAAAGGAGGTGGTAGCATTGAAATTAAATACTAGACAAAAGGCTTTTTGTGAATATTATGTAGCTTGTGGAAATGCTACTGAATCCGCAATAAAGGCTGGGTATAAAGAAAAGAATGCTAGATTTATCGGAAGTGAAAACTTAACAAAAACCAACATAAAAAAATATATAAAAGAATTGCAGGAGAAAGCAAAAGAAAGCAGAATATTGACAGCAAGGGAAAAAAGAGAATGGCTAAGTGAAGTTATTAAAAATGGAAATGAAAAGTTGCAAGACAGATTGAAGGCATTGGATATATTAAATAAAATGGATGGCGACTATGTGGAAAAGGTACAGTTATCAGGGGAAGTTAAAACAAGCAACCCATTTGAAGGGCTAACTACTGAAGAATTGAAGAAGCTGGCGAATGGAAAGTAAAATAGTGCTAGGGGCGAAATTGGAACTTGCAAGACGTGAGTTCTTTTTTTATTGCAATTTGATGGCACCTGACTTCTATAAAGAAAGCCGCAGTTATTTAGTAGAGCTGTGTGAAACAATGCAAAATTTTATGGGCAACGAAGAAAATGTATTAATTATTAACTTGCCACCAAGACATGGAAAATCTAGGACAGCAACAATGTTTGTTGAATGGCTGCTAGGACGTGATTCAAGTAAAAAAATAATGACTGGTTCATATAACGAAACTTTATCGACTGTTTTTTCAAAAGCTGTGAGAAACACTATATCTGAAATAAAGGCAGATCCTGAGAAAATAGTTTATAACGATATATTCAAAGATGTACGAATAAAAAAAGGTGATGGGGCTATGAACTTGTGGAGCTTAGAGGGCAATTATAGCAACTATCTGGCAACTTCTCCAACAGGAACCGCAACAGGATTTGGAGCAAATATCATTATAATAGACGATTTAATAAAGAATGCTGAAGAAGCAAATAATGAAAATGTATTAGAAAAACACTGGGAATGGTTCACAAATACAATGCTTTCAAGATTGGAGACAGGTGGAAAAATAATTATAATAATGACACGCTGGCATTCTAACGACTTAGCGGGTAAAGCACTTAATGAATTAGAAAGAAATGGATATAAGATAAAACATATAACAATGAAAGCCTTGAAAAATAATGGTGAAATGTTATGTGATGAAGTTTTACCGAGATATGAGTATGATAGAAAAGTAAAAACAATGGGTTCAGATATAGCAAGCGCTAACTATCAGCAAGAACCTATTGACTTAAAAGGTAGACTTTATCAAGGATTTAAGACATATGATAGGTTAGATTTTGAATTTATGAGAATCAGGAGCTATACAGATACAGCGGATCAGGGAAGTGATTATTTATGCAGTATAATTTACGGAGAGTATCAAAAAGAGGCATATGTTTTAGATGTCTATTATACAAAAGACGGAATGGAAATAACGGAAGAAGAAGTAGCAAAAAGACATTATGAGTATGGAGTAAATATAGCAGATATAGAAAGTAACAATGGTGGTCGCGGATTTGCAAGAAACATAGAAAGAATACTAAAAGAAAAGTATAAAACAAATAAAACTAGAGTTAATTGGTTTCACCAAGGAGCAAATAAAATAGCTAGAATAATTTCAAACAGTACTTGGATAATGGATCATATATATTTTCCTGTTAATTGGAGAAATAAATATCCAGAGTATTATGATGCAATGACTAAATATCAAAAAGAAGGAAAAAATAAACATGATGATGCACCTGATGCAACAACAGGAATAGCTGAGAAAATTATAAATCAGAACAAATTAAAAACATTAAATAAAAATATATTGGGGGTGAGATGATGGAATTAAAAACATTGGAGAAAGCATTGTGGGATTTTTTAGTAAATGATTTAGCGCGGCTACAAAAACTGGAAGACTATTATGTTGGTAGGCATAAAATATTGGAAAAACCTAATAGGTTGAAGGAGAAACCAGATAGTAAACTTATCCACAATTTTCCAGGCTATATAACTACGATAGCAACAGCTTATTTTATTGGGAAAAATATCAATTATAAGTTGTTGGAAGATAATTTGGCTAATGAGTACGAGATGGTTGGAAAATATTTAGCAACGGAGGAAGAACAGCAGTGTAATTATGAGCATGCTGAAAACTGTTCGATTTTTGGGCGGTCGTATGAGTTATGGTATAAAAATATAGATAATACGATAAACTTTAAAGCCTTAGATCCTCGTGATGTATTTGTCATTAGGGATAATACAATAGACAAAAATATTAAATATGCAGTTCGTTGGAGCAGAGAAAAAAATGAAAACAATGATTATGTCTATATATTGGAGATTTATGACAACAAAACTGTAACTGTCAATACATTTACTTCTGTTATGGATTACAAAGGAGTAATATTGACACCTCAGGTACAGGGAGAAACTAGAATGCACGGTTTTAATAGGGTACCTTTGATTGAGTTTGCTAATAACAAAAGGAAACTTGGGGATTTTGAAAAAGTAATAACACTGATTGACGGATATAATGAAGCAGTGTCAACCTCATTAGATGATATGAAGGATTTTACAGATGCAATCCTAGTATTAACAAATATGCAAGGAACTGATGAAGAAGATATAAAAAGTCTGAAAAAGAATAAAGTAATGCTTTTAGGAGAAAATGGAGATGCTAAATGGCTAGTAAAAAATATAAACGACACATATTCTCAAAATAATAAAAATAGACTGAACCAGGATATTCATAAATTTTCTTTTATCCCTGATATGCAAGATGAAAATTTTGCTGGAAATAGTTCAGGCGTAGCATTAGGTTACAAACTGTTAGCACTTGAACAATTAACTGCACAAAAAGAAATGTACTTTAAAAAAGCATTAAACGAAAGGCTAGAGTTAATTTTTGATTATTTTGGATTATCATTGAAACCGTTAGATATTCAAAAAATATTCACGAGAAATACTCCTGAAAATTTGGTTGAACTTTCAACTGTAATAACAAATTTACAAAATGTTGTATCACAAGAAAGTTTAATATCATTACTGCCTTTTATTGAAGATACTGAAGCGGAATTGAAAAAGATTGAAAAAGAAAATCAAATTGAGCAACCATTGGAATATAAGGGATTAAGAAACGAACAGGAAGAAATAGATGAAAAACAAAAATAAAGAATATTGGGAAAAAAGACAACTTGCGCGAGAAGAGTTATCGTTTAATAAAGGTACAGAAGCATATAGAGAGTATGTAAAAATACTTAGCGAGAGCAAAAAAGAAATAGAGAATAAAATAGCAAAATTGTATGCTAAATATCAGCAAGAAGTAACAAAACTAGGTATTGACAAGATTCAAGCGAATAGACTGCTTCGTGGTACTGAGTTTAAAGAATGGCGATACGATATAGGAAAATATGTAGAGGAAATTGAAAAGTTGAAAAAAAGTAATCCTATTGAATTCAGAAAGTTATCAATTGAACTTGAAACACTGGCATATAAAAGCCGTATCAGCCGAATGGATAATTTAAAAGCTGGTATCGACTATGAACTTATACAGGCAGGAGAGAAAATAAAGGGTAAAGTGACAGATACACTGGCTGATGTTTATGAAAACACTTATACATCATTTGTTGAAGATTTGAATTTTAAAAAAGGTGCGATTAGTAGTAATACAATAAAAATGGCACTGGAGCAAGAATGGAGTGGGGCTAATTATTCAAGTAGAATATGGAGTAATATTGATAATTTAGCGAAAGCGATAAAGAATGAAGTGATTGTTGGGCTGAATAAAGGTATTAACTATAGAACTATGTCGCAAAATATAGCTAAGAAGTTTGATACAAGTTATAAAAATGCTGAAAGGCTAGTAAGAACTGAAACTGCCCATATACAAAACCAAGCAACGCTTATGGGGTATAAAGATTCTGGAGTTGTTAAGTATGAGTTTTTAGCGGTATTGGATAGTCGAACAAGTCATACTTGTGCTAGTCTTAATGGTGAGGTGTTCAAGACGGAAAATGCAATGGAAGGAGAAAATTATCCGCCAATGCACCCTCGTTGTAGAAGTACAACTGTTCCTTATGAGTATTCAGATGTTTTTTCTGATGAACCTGAAAAAGAAGATTTTGAAAATAATGGAAATGAGGGTATAATTGATAGTAATAGTACTGTTTTTGTTGAAGGTGGTAGATACAGAAATATAGGGAATATTAATGCAACGGAGTATAAAGATGAACCGCTGGAATTGTTGCGAAGATATGAACAAAAAATCGTTAAGAAAAGTAAAGAAAATGCGTTAGTAATAGCTAAAAATGGAGATATTTATATTTTGAAAGGAGATGAAAATTCAATACCAAGTCATAAGATGACTAAAATTAATTTTGAAGACGCTTTGTATACTCACAACCATCCTAAAAATAGTAATCACGAGTGGGGATTTAGCAATGATGATTTTAGTTCGTTCACTAATTTGAAATTGAAATATTTAGCTGCAATTGATGAAAAGTATATTCATGAACTGTGTTCGGAAATTTATGATGTCAAAAAACATTTGGAAAGGGTAGAAATTTACATTAAAAACCCTAATGAGCTTTTAAAACTTAATGACGAAGAACGAAACAGAATTCTACAGTTGTATTTTGCTTCAGAGAAAAATTTAAGATACAGGAGGTTTAATCATGGATATTAAAAATACAACATTTTACAAAAATTATATGAAAAACAGAGAAGAACTTAGAGACTTGATGAAAAGAAAAATAGAGAATCAAATAAATAAAGATGAATATGTAAAGAAATATATAGAGCTGAATTCGTATAAGTTTACATTTTTAGAATTAAAAAAATCTATAGAATTAGGTGAACAAATAAGTTTAACTGAGTTTTTCAAAGAATATGAAAAAGAAAATATAAAAGAAGAAATTTCAAAACTTCATCAAGAGATAGGACTGTGGATACTATAGGAGAAATGAAAATAACAAGAGATAATGAAGTGTATAAAAGTTTTAAGGAATTGCAGGAATTAAAAGAAAAAATATATTGGCGTGGGGAATATTTGAAAAAGGACAGAGAATTTTTTGAACAATTAAAACGCTCTGAGTTTAAAAAAGAGAAAGCTTTGACTATTTTGGAAAAATTGGATGAATTATATTCGAGTGATAAAAAATCAAAAGAGTAGTTTAACGACTGCTCTTTTTATTTGTCGTACTGATGGACATTAAACATCTAGGTAGAAAATAGTCGACAGACTTTAAATGGGAGGATAATTATGTCAGAAAATACATTTACACAGGAACAAGTAGATGAGATGATCAAAGAAAGGATTGCAAGAGAGAGAAAAAAGTTTGAAAGTGAGAAAAAAGAATTGGAGAGAAAGCATAGAGAGACGATAGAAGAGTATGAATGAAACAAGAATTAATAATGCTAATCTTACCGAAGAAGAGAAGTATAATAAAAGTATCACTGAATGTCAAAAATAACTTGATACTTCAAATACGGAACTTGCAACATTAGTTTTTATTTAATAGAAACATGTTATATTGTAAATAGACAGTTGAAGCTATTTAAAAAATAAATAACTGGTATTGACAAATTTAAAGTGTGGGTTATTCTAATATTAATACAAAAATTGTTGCAATGGTTAAACCGCAATTTGAAGCGGGAAGAAATGGGACTGTTAATGGTGTTGTAAAAAATAATTCTTACCGTAGAAAAATCCTTCAAGATTTTGAAAATTGGTGCCGTTCAAATAATTTATACATAGAAAACAAAAGAGATAGTGAAGTTAAAGGAACGAAAGGCAATCAAGAAAGATTTTATATTTTAAAGAAGATGGGTAGATAAAAAGACCGAATTTATCGGTCTTTAGTTTTTATACATTGAATCTAAATTCAACAACATCATTTGGAGACATCACATAGTCCTTGCCTTCGGTTCGGATTTTACCGTGGTTTTTAGCTTCTAGTTCGCTTCCGCACTCCACTAAATCATTATAATCTACGACTTGTGCAGCAATGAAACCTCTTTCGAAATCTGTGTGGATAACGCCAGCTGCCTGTGGTGCAGTCCAGCCTTTTTTGATTGTCCAGGCGTGTACTTCTTTTTGCCCCGCAGCCATCTAGCTTTTTTACTCTAGGGTGGCG